TGTCACCCGCTACTATAGTAACGGTATTAACTGACTCGTACTGCCCAATACGCCCCTAACATCAGGGCGATGGTCTACACCGCCACCCGCGAGAGCTATTTTGATGTCAAGCTCCTGCGACGTCCGCACCGATAGTTTTTTAGGTATCGGTTTGTAAACACGGACGTATTTAAGGTCGGTGAACGGGTATTCGGGGCCTTTATCCACCTGCTTCATTACCTGCCAAAGTTCCGGCGGGCCGATAAAGCATGGGAGCCCCTTTGGGCCGTACAATGGCTTAGTTACTAGATCCAAAAGCGGTTTCCACGGTAATCCCCTTTCCACTAAGTTCTGCTGGAGAGCAGCAACTTCATGTGGGTGTTCCGGGTCGCTCTTGATTCTCAAGGGCTCAACATCGACGCCCAAGAAGTAATCCCCTCCGCAAGACTCGCGAAAAGGACCTTTAGTAAACGTCTTCCTCTCATTGGGGGTGAACCCAACAAAACGAAGTAAAGCCATCAAGTCTCGTGCGAGATGCCTAGGAACGATGATATCATCGCCGAAGACAAAACAGTCACGCCCCACCTTACCGCCGACGGCATGAGCCAACGACGCGAAGATGAGGGTCTCTAACTCGAACGTGAAACCGTTCCCCATTGAGGAGAACTTATCCAAGTAGATACTGGTCCCTTTTACGAGGGTAACAGGACTGCGCAGCGAGTCAAGTATGTAGAACCACTCCGACGGCAGAAGCCAACGGACTAGTTCGATACATAGAGTGTCAGAAGCGGATGACAGGTCAATAGTCGCTAGATGGTTACCGACGCTGCCTTCCCTCGCCAGTAGGCGGTGGAGGACTTGTGCATCGGGCCGTTCGCGGACTGGGCGAAAGTCTACCGGGTTTACTGCCTTCCCCTGCTCAGGAAGAAGGAAGAGACCCGTGTTAAACAGACGCCCCTTGAAGTGATTTCCAACTGCAAGCTGCAGCTGAAGATTACCACCAGGCTCAATACATATGCCACGGTGTTGCGTCGCGTCCTTGGGAACAGTCGTAAAGATATTCCCACGGTGCGATGCAAAGCAAGATTGACCCAAACGCCTGCGATGCGCTTGTAGCGCATCATTGGCCGTCGCTCGGAACCACAGAACGGCGGCCGCAGGCGTAAGACCTGGTGCTGTCCAGCACTTTGTTCTTATGCACGGTTCAACCTCGAGCTCTTTCAACTCAGCATTCTTACCAGGTCCCCATCGATAACCCCGAAGGATTTCTTCCGGAAACCGGCGCCCTATGCGCCTAGCAATCCATTTTCTACTACGTTCAAGTAAGTCGAACGCAGATGCTCGAAAGGGTCCGTTGGACCCCTATGGAGCTGTGCTAGGCGGTAGTTCGCTTTGGCGCAAGAGTGCTCAGACGCGTAAAAGTTCGCGAGCGCTACTTCTTCGGGATCGGAGTCTTTTAATGGCAAGTTTGGGAACTTGCGCAAGAGCTCCACCGCTTGGTAGTCTCGTTTAAACGAGTTAGCCCCGCAAAGGGTATACTCGTACGCGTGCGGACTAACCCTCTTCTTGACGAGTTGGTCCCATTCCCCGTGCTTCACTAGCAAGTGACACGCTAGCGAAGTCGGGGTATCAAGAGCTTCATAGACAGCGGATGCTAGACGCTTAATCGCTCTACGCATACATTAATCTCCAGGAGAATTAGGAAGACTATAAGACCACCCACCTCATTATTAAGGATAGGTAGTAGAACCGCTTACGTCGCGTTTGTGCCGGTTTTGCAAATGGCACGCACGAGCGCAGAGGCAAAGAGGTTGCTAAACTGAGTGACGGCATCTTCATTGGTCGTTTCGGCCACACGATTAACTTCGGTGAACGAGAACGTGCCACGAAGGACGTCGGTAATCAGCCCGGTGACCCCATCCACGACGGGAAACTTGAACGCGCCGTCCGTCACACGAGTCGTGTTCGATGCGTTGGAACGCACCGTGACACGAAACTCGGGTCGGGAGGCGTAGTTCGTCCCAGCGGCATCTTGCCGCCAGATCGCGGGGTTCTTGTCTCCAGCGGACCCCTGGGATGCTGCGTAAACAACGTCTGCACCCAGCCTGTTCTTGACCGTGATGTTGGCAATTGTAGCCATGTTTAAACTCCACTGATTTAACGGTTGGAGACTCTCTGCACTTGCAGAAGAATCTGTGCCAAAAGGGACAACGCATTGCCGGCCCTTACGAGGGACTTCCCCATATTCCCGAGGATTTGGGCGTTTGGGTAAGGTCGGATCAGCCCAGGCCTACGCCGCATAAGACGTTGAATCACAACTTGTTGTGATTCTTGCGGTACGTAAACACTAGGCCAGGCGAAATCTAACGAAGCTACACCGCGAAACGTTTCCGTTATCGCGGGGTCCGTGATGCTAACCCCCAAAAAGTCTGTGAAGCTGTCGATCCAGACTTGACAGTCTATAAACCAATCAACTACAAACGAGAAAGGAATTGCATCAAAAAGCACGGACGCCGGGTTGACTAGACCCAGCTGCGACGCCAAAAAGAGGTTCGGATTTGTGCAATTTACGGTTCCACGTTGTGTTACCGTGAAACCTCCGCCAATCCTGTGAGGGGCGCTTGGGGTAAGTTGTCCATCAACAAACTGTATGGACGACCCGCGCGCTTTCTTCAGAGCTGGAGGAGTTTCTTCACACTGCTGAAACGCAGCATGAATATCCTGAACCAAGGGTTTCCAACCAAAACTACCTTCCAGAAAGATGCCCGCTGCCTTCCGTACGTAATCGCGATTTCTGCGAGCGTACTTAGGTTGCGGAGCGAGTCCTAGGGCGGTAAGAAATGAGTTGGGGCGCCCACGCAGCAAATGGCGGGTTGCGCTACCGAGCTGCCAAGCTCGATTAGCCACCATCCCAAGGGACTGGCGCCACTGTGCAAACGTGATACCCAGGGAGCTTGTCTCCCCGACGGCTGACTCCTTAAATTCCTCATACGCCCTGTTGCGTACACGCTGGCCCGCATGATAAATCTTAATGTAGTCCAGTTGTATAGCACTGTCGACGTCGAAGGCAAAGCCGTACCACTCTCCGTAGTAAACGCGTCCAGGACGTTTAGTCCTATAATGGATTGCGTCGTATTCCGAAGGGTGAACGTACTTATTAAAGACAGCGTCTTTCGCCGTTGAGAAGCCGTGCCTCTTTTCAAAGGCAGACACGAAGCCCGGATCGGATTGACCAATCCTTGGAAGGGCCGTGTATCCGGTTAAGCGTCTCTCAACATATACTTTGTATCCCATTACTTGTTCCTCGATGGGGCCTCAAGCAGAGGCGAGCGTTTATCGGGTAACCGACCCGTCCCAGCTATGGGCGTAAGAACATCTACGTCGCTAGTCAAGCGATTTGCGGTCGATTGGTAATTCGTCACACCCAACCGTCGGGCCCCTTTGTTGGGTCCAGACGGTCGGATGGTGGGTCCTTCGTGAGAAGTCCGCCATACAACCATGGTGATGATGCAAAGTTGCTTCAGGCGGGTCTGGATAGACCCGTGACAGGAGAATCACTCCTAAGTCGGAGCCCCTTTC